TGGCCCGCTCGATGGCGTACACCAAGAACGTCAAGGGCGCCGCGATTTTCAATCGCGCGTTCAACAACTCTTACCTGGGCGGTGATGGCCTTGAAATGATCTCCGCTCTCCACCCACTCACTGTCGGCGGAACGTGGGCTAACGAGCCTACGACTGCTTCCGACCTGAATGAAACCTCGCTCGAGAACGCGATCATCGACATTTCGCTGTTCACGGACGAGCGTGGCCTCACCACGGCCCTTCAGGCCCGCAAGCTGGTCATTCCGCCGCAAATGCAGTTCACGGCCGATCGCCTTCTACACACCGAAGGCCGCATCGAGACTGCGAACAACGATCTGAACTCGATCAAGCATCAGAACGTGGTGCCTGAAGGGTTCACCATCAACCACTTCCTGACGGATACGGACGCCTGGTTCCTGCTCACTGACGCGCCAAATGCGCTGAAGTGTTTCGAGAGAACCAAGCTGACCCATAAGATGGAAGGCGACTTCGACACCGGCAACATGCGTTATCGCTGCCGGGAGCGGTACGTTTTCGGTTGGTCTGACCCACGAGGGGTCTACGGCTCTCCGGGCGCGTAGAGTATTCAGGGGCCGGGGGAAACTCCGGCCCCTATTCTAAGGGTAAGTTGAGGTTTAATTCCTCTTGGCAGATAGGTGAAAAACCCTGTGTGTTCCTGGTGAAGGAGAAAAGAAATGCCACTTACAAATTTTCCCAACGGAATATCGAGCTTTGGTGTTCCTGTTCTTGGTGGTGGAGATATCACTACGACAGGAAATGTTAGATTTGTTGGGTCCACAAGAAGCGGATCTTCCAATGCTAACTCAGGGAAAGACCCTGACCACGCATGGAATACGATGGATTACGCGGTTAGTAAAATGACTGCAAACAATGGCGATATTGTTGTTGTTTGTCCGGGACATGTGGAAACCGTCACGGCTGCTGCTGGTCTTGCTATCGATGTTGCCGGTATCACTTTCGTTGGCATAGGACATGGCGACAACAGGCCGCAAATTAATTTTACCACGGCTGTTGGTGCTGACATGGATATCGATTCAGCGGATACCAAGATGACGAATTTCAGATTCACGGGTGGAATTGATGCTCTTACTGGACCTATCGACATCAATGCTGCCAGATGTTCATTGATCAATATCGAAACTAAGGATGTTACGGGTCAATGTACCGACTTTATTGCTACCGATGCTAATGCAGACGATTTACTGATTTCGGGATGGAAGCATTATGGTTCATCTTCTGCTGGTGCAGAGACTGCAATGACGATTATTGGCGGCGATAATATCACCATCGAGAACTTTTGGATTGATGGCGATTTTGGTACTGCTTGTATAGAGAACGTAACTACCGCTGCCGTTAACTTGACTGTTGGTGGCGGGTCTTGTGAAAACTATGCCAGAACCAGGAATTCAGCCGATGTAATTCTCACTGCTGTAGCAACGACAACTGGTAACGTAGGGCCAAACATCAATGCCAGATTAGCGGACAATGCGGCAAATGTTACTCAGGCGTTTGTCGGGGCTGATATGCAATTCTTCCAGCCAATTCGCATTGTAAACCTTGATGGCGAGTCTAGTATGGAGACGAACATCACTGCTTCAACGGACGCTTAGTAATAACGCCGTATCGATCTGTGAATACGAATGCGAAAGTTGTGGATTGGAAATGGAGCGTTTCGAAATGGTTCCGCAGGACACCCCTCCCGTTTGCGAATATAGGCGGGAGGGGATGCGGAAGTTTATTGAAGTGCCCTGACATTGTTTGGAGAGCTAAAAATGGCTAAAGCTAAGAGTCGTACCCCATCAAACAAAAGTGTAAAGAAGCTAGGAAAGAAGAAGAATGGAAAAGATGAAGATCCTAAAAGTTTCTTCGGATTTAAAGACACTGATAAAATGGAAAATATATTTAAAACGATAGGTAAAATTAATAATCCACCTGTTAAGAAAAAGAAAAAGAAGAAACAAAATCCAAAGGCGTGGACAAAGAGGCCATAAAGACAGGTTACAAAGGGGGGATAGTTATGGCTAATGCTGTAACTTCTCAAACGATTCAAGATGGTCTCAAGATGGCCATCATCATACCGGTTCGATTGCTTTGGGATGCAACAACCGATGCTTTCATCATGAACCTTCTGGCAGGTATGTCAGATACGTTAGGTCGGATGCTGAGTTTGGTTATATGATTGGAAATCTCCCTATCTGTCACGTTGAAGTTGAGGAAGATTAGTCATGCCTATGCGTGAGTATGAGTGCATTGAATGCGGGGAGGATCTTGAGCGGTACGAACCGTACATCAAAAAGCTTGAGACTCCTCCCCGCTGCTCATGCGGGAAGAAAATGAAGCGCATGTTTTCCTCCCCGCAACTCGTTATGTATGGTGACGGTTGCTATGAGAGTTCTGGATGGGGAAGCCAGTGGCGTAACCATTGGGGTAAAGATTTCCGCCGGAAGAATGAAGGCAAAGGGGCTGTCGATAGCGCACAGAAGGCTATCGTTAACCACAAGACCGACTTTCTTGGCAAGGAATATTCGAAGTATCCTGACATTATCAAGGAGGGATAGTCATGGCTGATGCTGTTACTTCTCAAACGATTCAGGATGGCCCAAAATTGGCCATCATGCGTTTCACGAATCTCAGCGATGGAACGGGCGAAGGAACGGCTGTCAAGAAGGTTGACGTTTCCGCTCTTGCTCCCCTTCAAGGCAAGGGCGGTGAAGCTGTCTGCGATGAGGTTCGAATCAGGAAAATTCAGTTCACCACTTCCGGCATGCCAGTTCGCTTATTGTGGGATGCTGATACCGATGCCTTCATCATGAATCTTCCGGCAGGCGTGTCGGATACGTTCGATTGCGAGGAAATCGGTGGTCTGAAAAACACCAAGGCAACCGGGTGGACTGGAGATATTAACTTTCTCGTGACAGCCGCTCTGGCGGATGCTGGTGATAGTTACGATGTCACTCTTTGGCTGGAAAAGAAATACGCAGGGTCTTAGGCCATGTCTAACAGGCATTACAATCGGACGAAAACGAACCCTCGCATGCGGGCTAATCCTCTCATGGGGTCTTCGTCATCGAACCGAAGGAAGCAGACCAAGGCCCCAAAGATTACAATCGACCCGAGCCTACGAGGTGGCGGAACAGGAAAGCCTGGAACCGACATCTCTAAAGTAGTGAGAGGGTTCTCTAAACGTAGGAACGGATAATGTCTAGCGGAACGAAGGTTTTTACATTCGATGCCGCTGATGCGGCGGAAGAAGCATTCGAAAGATGCGGAAGAGAGCTCCGTGTTGGATACGACATGGAGACTTCACTGCGTTCAATGAACCTGATGCTTTCCGCTTGGGCAAATAAAGGCATTAATCTCTGGACGGTGAAGCAACGCCTTTTACCCATGGAAACCAGCACCCCGGAATATATTCTCGATGAAGATATCGTGGATATTATCACTGGTGTAATCACCAGGTCTGGCTCCGATCTTACGACAGGAAGAATTAGCCGGAAAGAATTCATTACCATTCCGGTAAAGACTACTCTTGGCCGGCCAAGCCAGTGGTATCTCGATCGCCAAGTCATCCCGATCCTTAAATTATATCCAACCCCCGAAAACTCTACGGACGTTTTTAAATATGATGCCCTTACCAGGATCGAGGATGTTGGTGATGCGAGAGATCAAATAGCTGTCCCATTCAGGTTTTATGACGCATTTATTGCCGACCTAGCGGCTAGGATTTCATACAAAAAGGCCCCCGACAGGACGGTAGTTTTGGAACAGAAATCGACCACATCGTTTGACGAGGCGGCGGCTGAGGACAAGGATAGGGCCGCATTTCAGGTTACAGCTGATACCGCCATTTATTACAGGGTATTCAGATAATGGCCGATCAAGCGTTTGCGACTGGAAAATTCGCTCTTGGGATTTGCGATAGGTGTGGATTTCAATATCCACTCTCTCAATTACGCAAAGAGTGGAACGGCCTAAAAGTTTGTGTCGAGGAATGCTATGAAGAAAAGCATCCGCAACTCTTTCCGATTCATATTACGACTGACCCGGAAGCTTTGCGCGATCCTCGTCCAGCCCGAGTTGAACCACAAGAGATCTTTGTCGGAGGCCCCGGAGCAACAGCACAATTCTTCAAGCAAGCGAGAAAGCCTCTCAACATTAAAGCGACTCTTGGAACGGTGACGGTGACAATCTCATGAATTATTTTGAGCTTAAACAGAGAATTCAGGATTACACGGAAAATACTGAATCCACGTTCGTGGCCGAGATAGATGATTTTATTCAAACGGCTGAGGATCGTATTTACCAGGATCTTGAACTCAACTTTTTCAAGAAAGAAGATTCCACTAGCACCTTCACCGCCGGCACGAAAACAGTGGTGGCGCCAAAGGATTATGTCGCGCCAATTTCCATGTCGGCCATCCTTACGAACGGCAAGGAAGTTCCACTCAGGCTGAAGCATGCGACATTTATCGATGACTACATCAAGGATCCAACCGACCTCAGCTTGAGGGACACTCCAAAATATTACGGTGAGGTGGATAATACCCTTTACACTTCTTCCTCTGCTGGCACAAAGATAATTCTTGGCCCTGTCCCGAATGCCGCCCTGAACTATCACCTGGCGTACTACTACAAACCGCTTTCGATTACCGAAGTGGATATTACTCGAGTGGTTACCCTTGGAGCCAATCCATTCGCCACCCAAGGAACTCTTCCATCTTCCGTGATCAGTGTGACGGACACTTCTCACGGGATGGATGAACAAACTTTGGTTGAATTCGCCGGGTCGGCTGCGGTGGATACCATCGCCGCGGCGGTCATCAACGCGACTCTTCCGCACCGGCTCACGAATGTATCCACGAACGGGTATGACGTTAAGCTCAAATCAACCGATTACACCACGCCGGTTCAGTCGGGTGCCGAAAACACTTCCACCTCTGGCGGATCCACCGCGGCGGTGGCCACCTATATCAAGGGCGCGAATTCGTGGATTAGTGAAAACTGCCCATCGGCACTTTTCTACGCCACGATGGTCGAGGCAGTTATATTCATGAAGCAGGATTCTGGTGAAGGTTCTCTTCTTGATCGAATGGATGGCAGGTACGAGAAGCAAATTGGAAAAGTGAAGCTTCGCTTCCAGGGTAAGGGAACACTGGAAGAGCGAAGGTATGATCGGACTAGGGTGGGGGCAGCGTAATGCC